ATCGGTGGTGATCCATGTTTTCTCGGGATGTGAAATATCTACCACACGTCAAGTCCATAGAATCTTCTGACGGGAGATATTATTGTTCTCCTTCTACTGGATTGTGGTATCCTTCTGTAACTACCGTGGTAAATGATTCGAAGAAAGAGTTCTTTGCCGAATGGCGGGCAAAGTCTCCAGAGAACGAACAAAAAATGATCTTTGCCGCCAACCGAGGAAACATGCTCCACTCTATTGTGGAGGGATATCTTCGAAACTCCGAACACTACAAAAAAGATCAATTGCCACTAACCCTTGACATGTTCCAGACCATCAAACCTGCCGTTGATAAAATCAACAACATTCAACTTCAAGAAACTTGTCTTTGGTCTGATTTTCTAAAGATAGCCGGTAGGGTAGATTGTATTGCCGAGTACGAAGGAGTAATGTCGGCAATTGACTTCAAGGGAAGTGGAGAACCAAAGAAAGAAGAATGGATTCTCAATTACTTCGAACAGGCTAGCTGTTATTCCGTCATGTATGAAGAACAATTCGGCATTCCAATTAATCAATTGGTGCTTATTGTCGCTTGTCAGGACGGCACGTTGCAGGTGTTTGTCAAGCCTACCAAGGACTATTTGAGGTCCTTGAAAAATACGATCAAGACTTATTGGGAATCTCATTCTTTGGATAAGATTCAAATTTTTGCTCAAACACAAATCCAAACAAAATAAGGAACATTATGGGTGCATCTATCAAGTTGAATCGTAAGGATTTTTCGAAATCAGTTGAAGATCTGGTAATCAATAAAAAGCTTACATACATTGATGCTATTTTGCAGATGTGTGAAAAGAATGAGATCGAACCTGATACAGTGAAGAAGCTAATCACCAAACCAATCAAGGAAAAGCTTCAAATTGAAGGACAGGTAATTAATATTCTTCCAAAGAACAATTGTTTGCCGCTCGTGTGATACATACCGATATGACTCCATTTGACGTGTATCGACTTTACGTTTCTCTAAAATTACACTTTAAGTCTGCAAGATATCACTATTCGGAACACAGTCTTCTCAAGACCAAACCGGATACATTCTTCAAGAGGAACGATCGGTTCTTCTTTGAAAAGCTTGCAAAGAAATACAAGAACACAGAAATTCGAGATTTGTTTGTTTCGATTTTCATGGTAAATGAAAATACGTGGGTAGGAACTTTCTTGGATTCTTCCATGGAAGAAATTTACCTAGACTGGAAGAAACGAACCGAGAGTTTGGAATACACATTCAAGCAAGATGTTCAATCCTTATGTGATATTCTAGAAACCCAAAATATTGAATTCGATGACTTGTTTGTTGTTCCTACAGATGGAACGTATCCTAAAATAGTAACTCTGTTGATGCAGAAAAAGATCTGCCCGGAGACCTATGTAATTCTGGATAATCTTTTGATGTTTGGTAGTGGGTACTTGCGAGCATTCGAACATGACGTTGTATGGAATCAGATGATGTTGAAGTACGCCAAATATTCAGTATTCTTAGATGTAGAATCTCAATTAAAAACATACCGGAAAATTTTGGTTGACCGGTTAAAGCACAGTGAATTGGTCTAAATACAGGTAACTTTTAGAAAGGGTTTGAATGATCAAGAAGTTCTTTGCTGCGTTTGGTGTGATGGTCGTGGTTGGCGTGTTGTCTTGGTTCGCTCTTGATCCGGGGGCAAATAACACCGTTGCCATTGCACGTCCCGTTACGAGATGCCCCTATGTTCCGGCTGTTCCTGCCCAACCGGATCTTGCAGATCCATACTACCCTTTTGGTGGGGCTTGTTATGATGCATACCTCCACACAGTTGCTGACAATGAATGGGCTACGATCTTTTGGTTGGACATTCATTGCTCTCCGGTCGAACTGAATGGTAAAAAGTATTATACCTGTGAGTGCTTGGCGGCACAGGTAACAGTTCGTGGCTTGCGGAATGCAGAGGCATACAATACATATTTGAATTGTATCGCACAACCGTAAGTTTACGTAAATATACAAAACAACATACTACAATAAGGAGTATACGAAATGGCATTTAGTGATCTAAAGAAGAATAGTCAGTCCAGCATTGCTTCCTTGAACAAGGAACTCGAAAAGCTTAACAGCAATAAGAATTCCTTTCAAGATGACCGTCAGTGGCAAGTAGAACGAGACAAGAGCGGAAATGGATTTGCCATCCTCCGATTCTTGCCTGCCCCAGAGGGAGAAGATGTTCCTTGGGTTCGAATGTTCAACCATAGTTTCCAAGGTCCGGGTGGAAAGTGGTACATTGAAAATTGTCCAACCACCATTGGCGGAAAGTGTCCTTGTTGTGAGAAAAATTCAGAACTCTGGAACACCGGAGTAAAGAGTGATCAAGACATTGCACGGTCTCGCAAGCGTAAGCTTAGTTACTACAGCAATGTTTTGGTGGTGAGTGATCCTTCTCACCGCGAAAATGAAGGAAAGATGTTCTTGTTTCGTTACGGCAAGAAGATTCATGACAAGATCGTAGAAGCAATGAATCCTGTACAGATGAAAGATTCTTCCGGAAACATCATTCAAGATGCGTCCGAGGCTCCTACAAATCCCTTTGATCTTTGGAAGGGTCGGAATTTCAAGTTGCGTGTCAAGACTGTTGAAGGGTATCCGAATTACGATACCAGTTCATTTGAAGCAGAATCTGCCTTGTACGGCGGAAATGATACACAGCTTGAAGCACTCTGGAAGAGTGAACACAAGTTGATTCCAATGGTCGATCCAAAGGAATTCAAGAGTTACGATGAACTCAAAGAGAAGTACACGTCGGTAATGACTACTTCCTCTTCTTCGAAGGCGGCTACAAATTCTTCACCGGTAGAAAAGGCTCCATTTGTTTCTACAGCGTCTTCTAATGCCAGTGCAGCAGTATCGGCTGTGTCTTCTGGAAATCATGACAATAACATCAGCTTCCTCAAGAAGCTAATGGAAGACGAAGAATAATTTGATTGAAATTTTAGTAACCAAAAAAGACCCAGCACAATGCTGGGTCTTTTTTTATCGTCTGGATTCTCGCATGAGATCCGCGTCAGTATCCCTACGACTTATCGGGGACATGATTTGTGTCGTGCTAGGTGAGATGTTGTTGTTCGTGATTGGAACGGTGTTCACGTTCACGGTAGGAGAAGAGGTCATCTTGTCCAATCGTTTGTTTTGATTTTCAATCAACTTCTGAATAGCAATATTGGTATTGGTCTGGCTCTTTGCCGCCGAGATTTGTGCGGCAAATTGACTTACTGTAATTGCCGTTGAGAATCCTCCGAGCCCATCGCCTTTGGATTTCATCAGCGATTTCCCCATGCTGATGCCTCGGGATTTTCTATCGGCTTGTTTGGTGAGTTCTTTGGATTCTCCTAGCATGTCCTTATCATCCCAAACCCAACCCGTCCCTTTTGTCTTCAACAAATCGGCTTTAGATCGCAATTCAAGAACCTCGGCTTCTTTGAGTTTTCTTTCTTTTGCATCTGGATCCAGAGAAGGATCATTCATGATCTTGTTTCTATATTCAGTAGCCTGTTCCAATTGACGCTGATATTCTTTTTTGGTGTCTTCTTTTAGCTTATTCGTATCTTTGATCAATTGAGTGGCATACGCCAATTCGGATGCAATTACCGCCAAGCCTGCCACGATACCAGCAATGGGAAGTAGTGTAGGAAGGATCGAGAGAAAAGCCGGAACTATTCCAGCAACCATGCCACCCAATGTAGGAATGATCCCGGCGACCATACCGATCAATGATGTAATTCCTTTGGTGACAATCTTCTTGCCTGCCTTGAATCCCTTACGAAGAAATTTGCTGGCTTTTTTACCTTTAGACACCAGATTTTTGCTGGCTCCCCGCACAAACTTTTTGGTTTTCTTGGTAGTCTTACCGGCAAATTTTGTTGCCTGCTTGGAGAATTTCTTTGTCTTCTTAGAAAATTTCTTGTAGGCTCGGCTGGCATCTCTTCCAGTGTTTTTCAGAAATTTCTTTGATTTCTTCCCAACTGACTTCAACATCTTCGAACCAGATTTGAAAGTTTTCTTCACATACTTTCTGTTCAAATAGTTTCCGGCAAAGGTTCCGATCGTAGATCCAATAGCAGCCTTGATTATACTTGACACCGTTCCTGTCGGCACGGACAAAGCAGACAAAGGTTTTAGGATTTTGTTTGCTAACTCTTGTCTAAAAGCCTTCATAGAAGCAACAAGCGGACTTTCTTTACCCTTGCCCACTACAGATTCTCTTTTGTTCTCAATATCGGCTAGAACGTCCTTCTTGCTTTGGCTGTCCATGATTTTATACATGGAACCAAGGGTCTTTGAAATTCCAATCAGTACCGGCAACACCACTGGTTTCTTAACTAGATCTACTATAGACGTGGATGCAGTTTTGGTTCCGGACCAAGCCGCCGACAAAATTCCTGACAGCAATACACCCCCAATTTCTCGCCCACTGGTGGGCAAAGAATAATTGAGAAACTTGTATGCTGATTTGAAGTTCTTTGCAAATTTGGATTCTTTTTTCTCTTCGTCTTTTGGATGCGAAGGTTTGTTACCAACTTGAGAAATTGAAGAATTCAACACCGAGATTGAAGCCGACAAATCTTTGATTACAAGATTCAATTTTTCAATAGAATCAATCAACATCGGCGTAGTAGATTGGAGAATGGGTTTAATTGTAGAGATAGAGGACGGGTTACGAATGAACCGACCTTTTGCACCCCGATAGATTTCCATCACAGCTTTGGTGACATCTGCCACACTAGGCTGTTGCTGAGGATTTGCCGTTGCATTTGCTTGTTGATTGACTGGATCTGCCATTAGTGATCTCTTTGTTGCAATTTGATATTTTCTTCTTCAATGTATCGATTTAGCAATGCAATATAGATTTCTCTTTCCCATGGTATTAACTGTTCTAGTTCCGACAAACTCCACTTATGATGCTGCATTAGTTGGAAATTGAGGGTGTAATAGTCCCCCAACTTTTCACCGATGCAGCTTATTCGAAAAAATCTCGAATGTTGTCAATGACAATCTTTCCTTCTTTGCTACACTTCGGGCACTTGTAGTTCAATTCCGAATGGATCTTAGGAAGGGTTTCGAAGAAAGCTTTGATCTTGTTGTAGTTTTCTGAAGAAAGGCTTTCAATGAAGGTTTTCAATTCAGCCTTTGGGGTGTCCTTGGAATGGTAAATGGTTTCTTTGTCGAAGATGTAATCAATGCAGCTAATGGCAAAGTCTACATCCTTTTCTGCTTCAGGTAGATTGGACCCAATGATCTTTTCTGATCCGATGGTAGGAGATTTGAGCATTACTCCAACCGAGTCTGATAGCAACACTTTGGGATTATGCAACGGATTCTTTTGAATTTCAATTGAGTCCAAATTCATTTCTACTTGTACTGGTTCTTTGCATCCTTCACATTCAATAGAGAAATCGGCTACTTCTCCAATAGACTTGGACCGAATTTTCAAGAAAATGTATTGGAGGTCAAAGAGAGCCAATTTTTCCACTGCAACCTTTCCAAAGGTACAATTCACAATGATCTGTACCAAGGCATCGTACATGGAATCTGTTGCATTTGTTTCATTCGCCAACAGAAGCAGTTTGTTCTCTTTGACGAGAAATGGACGGAATTTGATACTTTCTCCGGTAGAAGGCACAGTCAAATTATATACAGGAACGTCAATAATAGGCAACGACATACTCTAATCTCCTTAGTTTAACAATCCACCCATTGGTCTAATCAATTTGTTCTGAATGGTCTGATACGAATTTTTATCTGGGCTCTGGCTATACACGTCAATGATCTGACCAGCCTGTGCCATGTGTTCTACGTTTTCTACTCCAACAATATCACCGAGTTCTTGAAGACCCTTTTCAATCAAATCCTGCTTTAGTGCCTGTGGATCTGACCAACGAACAATGTCCCGAAGAATCTTCTTGAATCGATCGAAGGGGGATTCGATAATATCGTTGTTCCCGTTTTCGTGAGAAAATCTAATATTGCTCATGTACACACTAACGGGATCGTCCCAGTAACGATAATTGAATTTTACGCTCACCTTCATGATATTGGTATCTTCGTAGTCTACCTTGCTTTCGTAGATTTCTACTGGGTATACTTCTTGTAGGCGAACGTAATAAATGCTTCTCTTAACTCCGTTGCCGCCTTCAACGAATCCGGTGGTATCTGTATTGATTTCGTTCTTGAATTTTTCGATAGATTGGAAATCCATAACATCTGGAGGAAGCATGACCATCAAAATCTTAAATGGCTTTGCGTAGTCTTCGTACAATGCGACATCGTGGGTTTGGGTATCTACGATGCTGTTCAACCAAGAAATAAAATACTTTCTCTCGAAAAAATCTAAACTACAGTTGAAATCTAAAGTGACTTCGTTGGTGAAGGTTTCGGCATAAGGGAAACGAGAAGGAGGACCCGAACCAATAGAACCAAACTCTACCGTGCTTAGGCTTTTCCCCGCCAGCGTAGCAGACGTACAATTGATTGCAAGGCGTCTAGAGGCATCCAGATCCATTGGGCGCATATAGGCAGGATTGTTGGTCAACAGGAACTTCTTTGCCAACACATTGTTTCTAGCCATATCCTCTGGCTTCCTAGAAACAGGAAGACTTGGATCTTCGTACACCGATCGATCGATCACTGCCTGTGCGGGAGGACCCTGAATGAACACAATGTATCGATTGGTCCGCTGATATCCGGTATTCGCCGCATGTTCGATGAAAGTGCTTAGAAAGTTGTTCTGTGGGATATTTTTGGGAGTTCTGGGCATTTTACGTGGATCCTAGTTTATCGTGACTTTCTTTCCAAACAATCGATGCGTTTTGCTTTCTAAAGTCATAGAGAGGCAAATAAATCAAATGGTTCCATGCTTTTGCCGGAACAATCATCCAATTTCTAATGTTACTGACCTTGTATTTCTTTAGACAGACCTTAGCATATCTGGTTCTGCTGAATGCTTCGATACCAGAGTATCGCAATTTGATCATGATTTCTTCGTCATCTAAATCATCGACCCCAAATTGATAAATGGCATCCACCAATTTTTTACGATCGGCATAGCCCAAATAGTGTAAATTCAGCCCCAATAAGTAAGTACTTCGGACTTCTAACACGAAGATCATGGGCATAGTGTCATAATAAGGCAATTGTTCTTTGGTCTTTGGATCGTAATTGAGGAACAAAAGCTTCCCTCTCAATGTACGAACTTTGGCTTTGCCTGCTCTTTTGCTTAAAGCAAGCAATCCCTTGAACCAATTAATCGCTTGTCTAGTCTCATTTCTCATGTTTGAATAGATTCTTTTCAGTAAGAATCACAAATTCCCATCCTCTTTCCATGCAATATGCTTTCGCGGCTTCCCACTTT